GGTCACGAGTAGATCCAACAAAGAGGTTGTTGTGGACAACAGTTTGTTCTCCAGCTCCGTCAGCAATAGCAGGAGTATCGATCTCGGCTTTGTTGATCTCCTTCTTCTTTTTGTGGATTTCTAGAAGGACTTTGGACGCTGCCGTCATGGAGTTCATGAGTGCACCCAGCTTCTCGTAAGCAGCCGGGCTTTGAGATTGCTGTGCAATCGCAGCCATTTCTTCAAGGGCCGTCGTGCCAATGTTGAGAACGTCTTTGACCATATCCCGAGCACTCTCAAAATCTTCATCCTTACGGGGATCGACTTTGTAGTTGTCAGCAGGGAGCTGCTCTTTGTACTCGATGATCTCTTGCTTATTCGCAATGACTTCATCGATTGATTTCATACCGAGAAATTTCGAAATATCGTCTTCAGGCATTAGAACTCTTCTATGTCTACACCGTCAACTGTAGTGGTGATCGTGGCAGCTAGCGCCGCCGGAACCTTGTTGTCGTCGAAGATGTCAATGATGGCCGTCTCAATGCGCTTGCGGTCGGTCAGCGGACCGAAAATATACCCCTTGACTGTAAAGTTCAGTGTCCAGATAATGGCACGCCGAGTTTTATAATCGCCCTCGTAGGAATCTTCCTTGGACACATTGTCCAATATGATCGGGATATCAACTTTTGCATCGAGACCTGGAACGAGATTGGCCGTGACGTTCCATTCTGGAGTAAAGTTTGGGAGAATCTGCTCGACGATCTTAGTGCCGTCTTCAGTATTCTTCACAGCTATGTATAACGAAAAGTTTAAGTTATACGGAACTGGGTTGAAAGCAGATACGCCGGAGTCTGGGCCGGATCTTCCGACCTTCATGATCTTAGAGAATTTTCTAGATCCGTCATACGCGAGATTTGTCATTTCAAATGACATGTATGGTAGAGTCGTCGCCACTTTATTGTCAATAGTAGGATCGCCTAGGACCCTAGCCATCAACTTGTCCTTTGCTGCGTAAGACAGTGGAACCTTGACAGTCTTGGTTACCTCAGAACCATCCTTGGTATTGACATAAATTTCGTTGAAGAGTGTGCCGAAAGCAACGACATACTTCCTGATCATGTCATGATCAAACGTTTGGTTGCCTAGCATTAGTAGTCCTCACCGAATGGGTTAGCCTCTGTGAAATCAAGCAGTGCATCGGCTTCAGCTTGAATCTCAGCGTTATCGAAGAATGGATCAAGCTCATCCTCGACTATGTCTTCGTATTCAGAGTTGATAATGTAGAATCCGCTGTCATCGGTAATAGGAAGACCAGCATCGGTGAGAATAGCAAACGATGTAAGAGCCAGGCTGTGCTTAGATTCAATGTCATCAATCTCCGCAATACCAGTCGTAAATTTCTCGTTGGAGTATTCGAACATCTCCATCGTGAGGTCCCAAGTCTGTAGACCTCCAAGCTGATAGAACATAGACTTTTCATCAGAGTATTGGAGCTTAAACATCTTATCGTTCAGTGGGAACCAAATAAGATCACCTTCATTTGGTCGCAAGATGCCTTCAGGTGTTCCAACGGTACTCATGAAAATGCGTCGAGCGACAGTAAGTGTCATCTGATCGCGGATCTCGATGTTGAACTTAGACATGAAGGAACCATCGCCCCCAAATGAATCTACGTTCTTGACATACATTTCGATTGGGATAGCTGTGTCATACGACACAAGTGGATCCTCGCCGTAAATCTCATCAAATCCACCAGTCTTTTTCGGCAGATAGTAAACGTCTAGCCCGTGCATACGGATAGACTCGATGATCAGATCTTCGAGGAGAAGCTGCTCATTTGCTGACGCGTAATTATTGAAATATTGGTTTGTGGTCACCGCGTGTCCTTAGCCAACCATATCAGATGGTGGAAGCGAATATGTGGTGATCATTTCTTCTTCCATCTTTCGGATCTCATCCTGAGCATCCTGAAGAATCTGTTGACCATTGAACTGAACACCACCAGGCATTTGAACGCCGACAAACTTGGTGAGGTTAAGACCCCATTGCTTCTTGATCAAAGCTGTCGTATAGCGGTAGAGCCAGCGATCCTTCCAGACATCAGCAAACACAGTTGGATCCACAACCTCGTACGCCTCGACCACAAGATACTGGCCAGCCTTAACCTTGTCCCAGTTCATATCGACGTGTAGGCGATTGCGGTGACGCTCGTAGCGGATGAGTTGCTGCCCAACTAGCATCTCCTGCATGAGACCCAGCTTCTCGCGAAGCATGTAGTACGGAATCATAGAAGAGCTAGACAGCGTGTACAGATCGTTTAGAGCAATCTGATAGTTGATGTTGAAAATATCGTTTGTGGATGTCATACCCCAACCACCGAGTTGGAATATGCGAACAGCCCCCAAGATGTTTTCTGGGAGCGTGATGTATTTGTCGGTAATATTTTGCTCTGTGATCAGATGCTTGTAATAAACGACGGCGGAAGCATCAAAGTGGTAGTCTGCGTAATAGCTTAGGGCTTCGTCGATACGATCTTCTACCTGAGTATCAGCCACGTTGATGTCGATAACTGGCTTACCTAGGGCACGCAGGCAATATTCCTTAAAATCGGCTCTAGTTGTTGGCACTGCCATTGACTTCTCCTGGGGTTACCCCCTATTTATTTACTTCTTGGTCCAGACATTATCCCGGTAGTGGCTCTCGTGGGACATTCTCTTACGACGAGTGAGAGATAGCAAATCCAAATCCGGCTTCTTCATCTGCCTTGTGACTGTTTTCAGATCCAGATCCGAACGTTTGAAGGGAATAACTTGAACTAGCGGAGTCCCGGCCGGCAGGATCCCATGGAAGCTAGGTTGATTGAATGTGAACGGAAAGTTAACGTATTCGAAATAGCCGTCGCAATCGACTACGCCAGCTAAGCATTGAAACCGTGGATCCGGCCTGTTGAGCGGTGGGATAAACATCGCAGAGTACCCCTTCGGAAGCTTGATGATCCAGTAGTTCATAAACTTGATCGGCGGTTTAGGCATCAGCGGGTTAGGAGCTTTGTCCGTCGTGATTTGGTTCTTGCCGTGATTCTCGATCATGGACTTATAGAAACTCCATTTGTATTCCACACCAGAGCAATCTTCGTTAACCGTGAACTCAACATCAGCGGCAAGCGGGATGATGTAACCCATAGACATAGCGTCTAGGAATGGGTTGCACCTCTTGATAGTGGAAGCTTCTAGTCCGTCGTGCAGCTTCATAGGCAGAGCTTTAAACCAGTCTGGAACTAGTTTCTTTGCCGGATATGGCTTAGGAATAACGTCCCAGTCATCTGCGTCACATAGGAATTCAATCTCTGGCGTCTTCAATGCCGATACGAGGTTCATTAGTTTAGTCCTGTTGCATAAAATTGTGGTTTCACTCCAGCGTCAAGAAGTTTCTTCACGCGTCTCATTTCATTCTCGCCACCGAGAATGTGGTCATCAAGGATGTTGAAATCAAGTTCGCGGATGAACAATCTAAGGTCCGGCGGGAGGCTGTCGAATGCCTCCATCACGTTTAGTTTGTGGATCCGCTCGTCGGCATTAAATTTGAGGCCTTGACCTCCTTGAGGCTCATCGCAACTTTGCGAGTAGTTGCGCCTGTCGTATCTGTAACGTCCCAGATTACAAATGGAAACTTGGTGATTTCCTTGTCATCAAACCAGGTGTTAACTGGTTTCAGGACTGCCTCGAACTGTGAGGAATCGCTGTAGAAGAGGTTTGCATATTCGATATTGAGGGAGTCTAGATACGATTTGATAGCAGCAGTTTCTGCCACGGTGTCATCAAGCCCACCGTATAGTGCAACGTTAGTTACCTTCATGTGATTTCTCCTATTTGAATGGGGGTCCGCTAATCCAGACCACTAGTGATTTCCGCACACCAGATTCAAGTGGTGTCACGCGGTGAAGCATGTAGCTTGGGAAGAGTGTGATGAGGCCGCGTTCACGTCGAACGGTTGTGTCAGTAGGCCCGCCTTTGATTTGTAGATCTCCACCGGAATAATCCGCCGGATCCGAAAGCTGAAGAACCATACTCAGTTTACGCGGAGTTTTCCCAGCAGCCTGTTTGACCGTGTCCATGTGCCATGAGTAGTGATCGTCTGGCTCATCATAAACCGTGTACTGGAAATCTTCAACAAATCCACCGAGATCAAATCTCCAATACTGTGCATTTGCTAGTCTGGCAACATACGCCAGACGATCATACACCCACGTCGTCTCAGGGGTTAGAGCCAACCACCCTGTTTTTGATTTACGAATGGCTTCATACTCTTCTTCCTTAGACATCCCTGAAATGATAGCTTTCTCAACAGGCAACATAGTAGTTGCGTATGAGTCTAAAGTATCAAGCTCTTCAGGTGTAAAGGCATTCTGCCACGTAACGAAATCAACATCAGAAATCTCTGTTGTTGGCATAGGCGCAAAGTTGTATATAGACATAATAAATTCCAGTTAATGGCGGACCCAAGAAACGGTCAATGACGATGAGTTTGTGGAAGTATCACCAGATCCTAGAGCAACAGAATACTGGTTGCGAGGCTTCAGGCTGACAGTTGTATTTATGACCGATGCTGTGGTAGCAGTTCCTCCAGCATTGCCAGCAGAACCAGACTTGCCTGCCCAGTTAGCAGGAGCTGCGCCGCCGGCACCACCTGGACCAGCTCCAGTTCCGGCGGCACCGGCAGAACCAGCAGTTCCGGCGTTACCAGCAGTTCCGGTTCTTCCAGACCAGTCGGCAGGAGCGGCTCCGCCAGGATTGCCGGCAGTTGCTCCAGTTCCTGCGCTTCCCGCAGTACCAGTGTTTCCAGCATTGCCTGCTGCACCAGCAGAACCTGGCCATGTGTTGGATGCGGCTCCACCTGCCCCACCAGACCCTGCACCCGTGCCGGCGTTACCTGCTGCACCAGCATTTCCAGCGGTTCCAGCTGTGCCTGTTTTGTCTGTCCAGTCCGCAACACCGAGGGCACCATCACCTCCAGAACCAGCACCGGTTCCAGCATTACCAGATGCACCGGTATTTCCAGCAGTTCCAGCAGCACCAGGCGATCCTGCACCCCCATTTGTTGGGGCATTGGCTGGAGTTGCTCCGAAGCCAGCGTTACCTGCTGCGCCAGCGTTTCCAGCAGTTCCAGCTGCACCGGCCGAGCTAGGCCATGTGTTAGGCGCTGCTCCGCCAGCATTCCCTGGCGTCGCCCCCGTACCAGCGGATCCTGACGTGCCGGTATTTCCTGCATTACCTGCTACACCAGCAGAACCAGGCCACGAGTTAGGTGCTGCTCCGCCAGCACCACCTGGAGTAGCTCCAGTTCCAGCATTACCGGAAGCACCTGTATTTCCAGCAGTTCCAGCAGCGCCGGCTGAGCTAGGCCATGAGTTAGGCGCTGCTCCGCCAGCTCCGCCGGGAGTAGCTCCAGTTCCAGCATTTCCGGAAGCACCTACGTTACCGACAACACCAGGATTACCGGCGCTTCCAGGATTACCATAAGATCCTGCTGTTCCAGGTGTTCCTGCTTGGCCGTATAGGAGTTCGGGCGGGTCGCCAATGAAACCGCCGATTCCACCCTGGCCACCCTGGCCACCCCCATCCACGCCTGGGGCAGGGTCTCTTTCAGTGATTTCAGGACTAATTCCACCGCCTGCACCACCGGCCCCACCCGCTGCACCACCACTCGCACCGGCGCCGCCAGGGCCGCCAGTTCCAGCGTTTCCTGCAGATCCAGGGTTGCCGGCATTACCTGCAGCACCGGCATTACCCGCTGCTCCGCCAGGCCCGGCAAGTCCATTGTTGCCTGCATTGCCAGCGTTACCAGAAGATCCAACATTACCAGCGTTACCAGCAGCACCAGCATTACCCGCTGCTCCTCCTGGGCCTCCAACACCATTAGACCCGGGGTTGCCAGCATTACCAGATCCGCCGGCAGTTCCAGCATTTCCTGCAGCCCCGCCAGTTCCGGCAACACCACCAGGCCCAGCTAGCCCGTTGTTTCCTGGATTTCCAGCGTTACCTGATGAACCTGCATTGCCTGGGTTTCCAGCTGCGCCAGCGCCACCTGCTAATCCAGCTGCGCCACCTGGTCCGTTAGTTCCAGGATTTCCTGGGTTACCAGAAAAACCTCTGTTGCCTGGGTTTCCTGCAGCACCTGCAGAACCAACGTTTCCTGCCGGGCCACCAACGCCGGCAGTGCCAGGGTTTCCTGGGTTACCGGATGAACCTGCATTGCCTGGGTTTCCTGCAGCACCTGCGGCACCTGCGGCTCCACCCGGACCCGCTGCACCATTCGTGCCAGCATTTCCTGCGTTACCTGAGAATCCTTGTGAGCCTGGGTTTCCTGCTGATCCGCCAGTTCCTGCCACACCGCCGGGGCCACCAACACCGTTAGATCCTGGATTACCGGCATTTCCAGATGTTCCCTGAGAGCCTGGGTTTCCTGCAGATCCAGCGTTTCCTGCTGTACCGCCAGGCCCAGCAGTTCCGCCACTTCCACCATTTCCTGCAGCACCGCCAGCAGTTCCTGTGAATACCAGAATAGTGGTTTCACCTAGGCTGAACAATGTACTTCCACCTGGGGCTCCAGCGCTTCCGGCTGCTCCAGATGTTCCTGCATTACCTGACGCACCAGCGTTTCCTGCTGTTCCCGCTGCTCCGGCAGATCCAGACCAGCTAGCTGGCGCTGTTCCACCTGGACCCCCAGGTGTGGCTCCGGTTCCAGCGTTGCCGGCTGAACCCGCGTTGCCTGGGTTTCCTGCAGCGCCAGCAGATCCTGGCCAGTTGGCAGGAGCAGCACCACCAGGATTTCCGGCTGTTGCGCCAGTACCAGCGGAACCAGAAGCTCCGACATTACCAGCAGTTCCTGCTGCTCCGGCTGAACCGGTCCATGTATTAGGTGCAGCGCCTCCAGCTCCACCAGACCCGCCTGGATTTCCTGCGTTACCTGCAGCCCCGCCCGTGCCTGGGTTACCAGCAACACCAGCCGAATCTGGCCATGATGCAGGAGAAGCACTTCCAGCATTACCGGATGTAGCTCCAGTTCCAGAGTTGCCAACGTTTCCAGCAGTTCCAGCGTTACCGGGAGACCCAGTCTTACCGGCCCAGTTTGCAGGAGCCGCCGAGCCAGTTCCGCCAGAAGTAGCTCCGATTCCAGCATTACCTGCAGCACCTGTGTTTCCGGCTGTTCCTACAGCGCCGTCTTTACCAATCCAGTTAGCAGGAGCGTTTCCGCCTGCGCCACCTGGGGTAGCTCCAGTTCCCGCGTTGCCAGTGGTTCCTGCGTTACCAGCAGTTCCTGCCGCCCCGGCGGAACCAGGCCATGTGTTAGGTGCAGCACCACCAGGACCACCGGCGGTTGCACCAGTTCCTGCATTACCAGCAGCACCTGTCGATCCAGCATTGCCGGCGACGCCTGACGTTCCAGGGTTTCCAGGCGACCCAACATTGCCGGCTGCCCCAGGGTTTCCTGGATTGCCTGCAGCCCCTGGTGAGCCGGGGTTACCAGGGCTGCCTTCTGTAATTGGTGATGTCGTACCGCCGGGGCCCCCGCTGCCGCCGGTAGCAGCACCACTCTTAAACCCTGCGGAACCAGCACTACCCGTGCCTTGTGCAGCTCCACCACCGCCGCCCCCGCCAGGACCGCCTTGCTGGCCTGGGTTTCCTGGGTTTCCTGATGCGCCTGCTGGCCCGCCCGCGCCGCCAGTTCCGGCTGATCCGTTTGTTCCTGGGTTTCCTGGATTGCCGGACGCACCAACGTTTCCGGCATTACCTGCAGCGCCAGCGTTTCCGCCGACACCGCCTGGTCCACCGACGCCGTTAGAACCTGGGTTTCCAGGGTTGCCGGCATTACCTACCGCTCCGGCATTTCCTGCAGCACCGGCATTACCCGCAATACCACCTGGGCCAGCAAGACCGTTGTTGCCTGGGTTTCCTGGGTTGCCGGATGCACCGACGTTTCCAGCATTACCAGCCGCGCCGGCATTTCCACCTGCGCCGCCTGGACCAGCGAGACCATTATTGCCTGGGTTTCCTGGGTTTCCTGGGTTACCAGAGCCGCCGACGTTACCAGCAGATCCGGCCGTTCCGCCAGCCCCGCCCGGTCCTGCCGCTCCGTTCGTTCCTGGGTTTCCTGGGTTTCCGCCCGTTCCACGGTTACCTGATCCACCAGCATTTCCTGCCGTACCAGCGGCTCCGCCCGGTCCTGCGTTGCCGGCGGTCCCTGGGTTTCCTGGGTTACCGGAGCCACCAGCAGTTCCTGCGTTTCCTGCTGCTCCACCTGTTCCAGCGGTTCCACCTGGGCCAGCTGCTCCGTTTGTTCCTGTGTTACCTGGGTTTCCAGATGTTCCAGCGCTGCCTGGGTTTCCTGCAGCACCGGCTGTTCCAGCAATACCAGCTGGACCGCCGAGGCCGTTATTGCCTGGGTTTCCTGGATTGCCAGCTGAACCCGCGTTGCCTGGGTTTCCTGCAGCGCCGGACGTGCCTGGGTATCCAGATCCAGCTCGGCCTGCTACGTTAGCCCTAATGACTCCGTATTTGGCTGTGAACGTACCAGAGGCATTGAAGGCCGCGCTTCCTGCCTCTACGATGCTTTTCTTTTGAATATTCCGGTGGGATGCACCTATTGGCATGACGATCCTACCTTAAGAAACATTGGCGAATGAGTGTGCACCGATCCACATGACCCCGCCGTCGACGGTCCAGAATGTAAAGACATCGGTTTGGTTAGCGCCAGTCGAAGGAACTGGAGCAACGCCTTCAGACCAAACAGTTCCGGTTGGCCAAGTAAGAGTTGCACCGCCCCCAGCAGGCTGTTTTACCAATAGGGTGAACGCAGTAGAGACTCCGGTCGAAGGAACGTTAGTCACCGTCAGCGTCGTATTTCCCGACAACGTGAAGTTAAAGATGTTGCTGTTCAGCAAATCCATGTTCGTGGCGCCGCTAACACCAGTTCTAACATCAACGTATTCTCTATAACCTCTGAAGACCTGACCCTGTGCGATGGTTAGACTAGAGCTGCCTGTAACTGTCAGATCGCCAACAGTCAATGTGTTCATCGTGACAGTGTTCGCGCCGAGCGTTTTAATAGTCGCGGTGTTGGCTATAATGTTGTTTGAGTTTAGATTCGCTACAGTCGAGGTGTTAGAAGTGAATGTGTTGGCGCCAAGAGTATTCGCAGTACCATTGGTAATAGTCAGAGTGGTGGCACCTAGGGTCGTGATTGTGCTAGTCGTAGCATTCAAGACGTTAGCGGTAGCCAGGTTGGATGTGAAAGTAACTACGTTACCAGTAATAGCAACCAACGATTGAATCGTGGCAGCGTTAGCAGTGAAGACGTTGGCGCCGAGAGTATTCGCCGCACCAACTGTAGCATTCAGGTTAGTGATAGTTCCTGTGGTCGCCGTTAGTGTAGTAATGGTTTGTGTAGGAACAGTCAGGTTCTGAATCGTGGCAGTATTGACAGTGAGAACGTTGGCGCCGAGGGTGATAACGGAACCGGTCGTTCCATTCAGCGTCGTGACAGTTGCAACGTTGATAGTGGCAGCGTTAGTAGTCAGGCTGGTGATTGTGCCGTTTGCTGAAGACAGGGTGTTGACCGTACCGGTATTAGCAGTAAGGTTAGTAACCGTTCCAGTGACAGATGTCAGAGTTGTGACAGTGCCAGTGACTACAGTAAGTGTGCTGACAGAACCAGTGTTGACCGTAAGGGCGTTGGCACCAAGGTTGGTGATCGATCCGGTGGTCGAGGTCAGAGTTGTGACCGTACCGTTGGTGATAGTGGCCTGGTTAGACGTAAGTGTGACGGCGTTGGCGCTAATGGCAGTGAGGGCTTGTGCCGTGGCGGTGTTGACGGTTAGGACATTGGCGCCAAGGTTGACAACGGAACCAGTCGTCGAGGCCAGGGTTGTGACCGTGCCGTTAGTGATCGTGGCTTGGTTTGAAGTGAGCGTAACCGCGTTGGCGCTGATGGCAACGAGAGTCTGAACCGTAGCAGTGTTAACGGTGAGAACGTTTGCACCAAGACCGACAATCGAACCAGTTGTGGCCGTGAGAACATTGACAGTTGCAGCGTTCGAAGAAAGAGTGACAGCGTTGGCGCTGATAGCGACCAAGGTCTGAATCGTTCCAGTGTTTACGGTAAGGATGTTTGCACCCAGGCCGACGATAGAGCCGGTCGTACCTGTGAGAACGTTGATAGTCGCTGCGTTGGAAGCAAGAACAACTAGGTTTGCAATATTTGCGTTTATTGTACCGACGTTGGCGACAGCCACGTTGGCAGACACCAAGACGGTTAGGGTGTTCGATGTTGTAGAGTTGGCTGCAACAGTATTCGCAATGGCCGATGTGGTAACAAGAGCGTTCGTTGTCACCCTATTCGTAACAGCGACGTTAGCACCAAACGTAGAGTTGTTTGGAACGACTATACCACTTCTGACTACGAAGTCTTTTTGATCGGCCATTACTTATTCCTATGATAGACGTATGGCCTATTTATTCGGCGGCGGTCTCTTCTTTGATGGCTTCGATCGCCTTACAGGCGTCCTTGTCATCCTTGTTGCAGTTAACGTACAGCTGAACCAGGCGAAGCTGGTCTTCACAGCGCATGCCCCAGAACCAGTACTCATTGGCCAAATCAACGACTCCGGCAGTACCAGAATTCAGAAGCTCTTCTCTAGAAGGCCAATCACTTGGGCGTGGTCCACAGTTAAACAGTTCATCGGTGATTACGAACGAATCACTGATCGCCGGCGGCGTCCTGTCTCGGAACAGACTGTTGATGGTCTCGCATGACGTCAATGCGATCGAGCAGGCCAGGATTATTGACAAACGGCCTATCGTCTTCATTTGCTGGGATTTCATTGATGGTGTTCCTTACTCTGCCTTGGTTATTGCGAACTCGGGCAATTTCATTCTGAAGGTCGTCGATGCGACCTAGGTTTTCTTTAGTGGTCGCTGCTTCTTCCTCTAGGGTTTGTACTGCGGCAGCCATCTCTTTGTTTTCGTCTTTGAGGTTCTTGTTCTCATTCCACGTGTACGCGAACAAGGCCACAGCAAGAGCGACCATGACCGGAACTGGATTTTTCAAGATCCATCCGCCAATGCCCAGCAGAAATCCCATTAGAGGCTAGCCCCAATTAGGTCGTCCAGATCAATTTCATCAGGAGCGACAATGATAATCGCCTCCATGCGGGCCTTGACTCCGTTTGCCTGGGCCATAATGATTTCCTTCAGGGTGTCCCTGTCAGCCGTGCCATCCTCTAGCAGAGGAATGTTGATAGTCTTCACGAAATTTTTATGAATGTTGTCATCCCGCTCTCGAGTTAACGTGACGGTTTCACCATCTTCGTTCTCAGCTTCGTATTCTTCATCGACAACGTTGCCTGCTTCCCAAAGGGGATTCAGGAATTTGACCTGAAGGCTGTTGCCGCTTCTTTCTAGGATTTCGTAGTCAAGTACAGGTTCGGTCATTCATTATCTCCTTTGATCTTTTTAGTATTTATATGCTAAATTACAGCATGTATGATGCTGCACACGACGCGACGAAGGTATCTAACACGGTATTAGAACTGGATTGGTTCTTCACAGTAAATGTTGCTCCTCCCTGTCCTGTGTTATATGAAATACCGCTTACTTCTGTTGTAAGTTCAAATTCTATAACGTCCGCATTTACTACAGTAAATATCATAGAGTTGGCTGCGACGCCGGTAGACGCGCCGGATGTTGAAGAGCCGACTCTCATGTTGGCAACAGGCGTATGATTCACGTATGCTGTTAGTATAGAGCTAGAATATCCGCCGCCTCCAGTTGCTGTACATGACCAGTTAGATGTGTCAACTCTAATAGTTACTGTTTGGTTTATTCCAGATATGACCTGTGTGTTGCTTAGTACTACGTTCGATCCCGTAAGATCATCAGTAACAGATGAAAAATCAGTCCAATTAAGAGCGCCGGTTGGGATATAGCAAATAAGGGTCCGGCCAGCCAAATCGGCAGAGGTGTAAGGAATCGCACCATCGGCCAGAGATGATAAGAGGTTTGGATGGTTAGAAGCCCATGGTGGCGTAAACAGAAATTCTGCCGCGACATCAGCAGATGTGAAAGCTGGGGTTGGGATAGCCACTATTTACTCTCCAGCTCAGCAACACGCTTCCTAAGATCTTGAACTTCAGCAACAAGCGCAAAAAGGTAATCCATTGGGTTTACAGTCATCACTTCACCCAACTCTTTATGTGAAACTGTGCTAACTAGTTCAGGGCGTATTTCTTGCGCTTCGTGAGCCAACACACCAAACTGATGCTTGCCGTCTTTAATAAAGGAATAAATCTTGGTTGCATCCAAGAATTCACTATATCCTTGCAGCGGTTCGATATCGGTTTTCAGCCTTTGGTCAGATGTAACGCTGAACGCCGGCATTGTCACTGTACCGGTGAAGGTTGGAGATGCTATAGGAGCGTACCACGCACCCTGCTGACCATCAAGCAGGTCGGCATCAAGTGTAGAGCCAGCGCCGTCGTTTCCAGAATCCCAGACGGTCCTCCATGCTTGGAACGTACCGCTATTTTGGCCACGGATAAGAATCTGCCCAGTCCTAAAGTCACCGAAAATTTGGTGTTTCCAACTGGTGGTATCATACCCAGCTTGATAAAGGCCCCCATCTGTCTGACCAAGTAATGAAACACCGGCAACATAGCCAAGCTGGTTTTGCATTGCCGCGGTTAAGGAAACGCTAGAAGTAGAGTATCCTAGCGTTAGTGTTGTAACGCTTGCTGCGGCCCCTGAGATGCTAATAGGCCAAGTGCCGGTCGCGTTGCTGCCACCGACGTTAGCTTTCAGGTTATCGGCTGTCGTTACAAACGCCGTCGTGGCTAGCTGGGTTGTGTTAGTTCCTGCTGTAGCAGTTGGAGCAGCAGGAGTACCTGTGAACGTAGGAGATGCTATCAGAGCAAGAGCACCACCGCTAACAAGTGGCGTTGATGTGAAGTTCCATGCCCCATTGCTGCCAGAGATAGACACAGTAGAAGATTCAGTGCCGTAACCACGGTTTGTGGCCGTGTTACGAGTAATGTACAAATTACCAGCTGCAGAATATACGCGGAACAAACCAAGCGGGGATGGATCCACATACGTGGTGTCATTAATCGTAATAGATGGAGACGCCTTGACGATGGAAATGTTTCCAGTAAAGCTACCACCGGACACAGGGAAATAGTAAGAACCCTGTTGACCATCAAGCAGGTCGGCATCAAGTGTAGAGCCAGCGCCGTCGTTGCCGGCGTGCCAAACTGAGTTGCTATTAACCCGAACGGTTCCAGTGCCAGTAGTGGTAATGTTGATGTTAGAGTTAGTAACTTCGTTCGCCAGCGTCATGGTGCTGCCGCTGTGTTGGAAATAACCATTGCGGCTGTTGTTCGCAGCATTATACCAGCTGTAGTAAGCGGTATCGCTCGCGATACGAACGCCTTCTGATACCCCAGAGACCGTCACTCTGGATGAGAAAGTTTTACCAGCCATAGTAGCAGGCAAGTAGGAATCACTTAGAGTGCCGGCATTGATGTTGGTTGCAGAAAGGTAGTATGATCCCTGTTGACCATCAAGCAGGTCAGCATCAAGACCGGATGAGGCACCATCGTTACCAGCGTGCCAGATAACATTGGTACCCCATGCTGCATACGTAGAATATATGCGCAACGAGTTGGTGCTGGTGTATTGGGTGCTAATAGTACCCAACCCAATGTACGCATAAGTTGCAGTCTGATTATCGCCGTATGTTCCCAGCGAAGAACCGGTTGTATCAGTTGAACCACCAGTAAATGCTAGCTGCCTATCCCAACCGCCAATGGCCGCGCCGCTGCCAGATACAGCAGCAATATTTAAATCATAAGCCCTACCGTTAATCGTAGCGGAAGTAGCTTGCTTAACAGCGTCAACAATACCAAACCCAGAAAGGGTGGTAGGCTTCGATGTGATAGAAGACCAAGCTGGAGTAATAGTAGCTGAACCGGCGGCAGTTATCAAACCCTTGGCATTGACCGTAAAGGTAGGAGCAGCGGTAGCGGATCCAAATGATCCAACGTTTCCATTAACGGTTGCTAGTGTGCCGGCAGCAGTGATATTGCTCGAGCCGTTGAAAGATGGTGAAGTCCAAGTCAGATCGCCAGTAATTGCTATCGTGCGACCCGTGGTGAGCGTTGCCGCCGATCCAGTCGTGTTCCCAGTCATAGCAGAGTCGGTGTAGGCTACAGTCTTGGTATCCCATGATGTCGCTCCCGCCGCTGCAAACTTGTGTCTCAGAAGGTGGGAACTCTTGCTAAAGTAAAGAGCGTTGAACCCGCCGCCAGTAGAGTCAGCATATGTCGATAGATCAATAACATCAGCATATGGCGAAGTTGCATCATCGTTAAGTGATGAGAACCTGAAACGGCCGCCGGCTACATAACCAATTCCTGTTGTAGGGTTCGTAATGTTTCGCACGTCAGCAGCGGCCACAGAGCTATTAGGCGAGACAGCAAAAGATGCTCTTGCAACAGCGTCAGTGATACCATAGCCAGAAATAGTAGTCGGCTTACTGGTAATAGAAGACCACGCAGGAGTGATAGTAGTGCTAGAAGCAGCAGTGATCAGACCCTTGGCGTTAACGGTGAAGATTGTAGCAGCGGTAGCGGATCCAAAGGATCCGACGTTTCCATTAACGGTCGCTAGTGTTGTCGCGACGGCTCCTGCTGACGTTGTGATATCGCCAGTAAGGGCTGGCATACGTGCTGCCAAAATAGTGCCAGCGTTGAGGTTGCCAGCATTTTGGTAATACGATCCTTGCTGACCGTCGAGAAGGTCAGCATCAAGACCGGATGAGGCCCCATCGTTACCAGCATGCCACATTGCGTTACCAAATGCTGAGGGTGTGTTGGCGAAAGTAACGACCTCAGCATTGCTGATATCCATCACGATATTCTGGGTCGCGAAGGTTACCGGGTTGGCGGTGTTGTGGCGGATGTAGAACGATCCGCTGTTGAGGTTAATCGTCCAACCGCCAATAGGAGCCGTCTGATCAGTCTCGATAAACTTGATTCCAGGAACCACACCACTAATGGTTTGGATTTCCGTAAAGACATTTGCAGTATCGGTCTTGGCTATAAGGTCGGTGATGCCATAACCAGCGAGAGTGGTAGGGTGGGACGTGATAGAAGACCATGCTGGAGTAATAGTGGTTGATCCAGCCGCAGTGATCAAACCTTTAGCGTTAACAGTAAAGGTTGGCGCAGCGGTCGCCGATCCAAACGAGCCGACATTACCGTTAACGGTTGCTAAGGTAAGGGCCACCGCTCCAGCCGTGCTCGTTGCATCTCCAGTAAAGGCTGGCATACGTGCGGCAAGAAGAGTTCCTGCGTTTAGATTATCGGCGTTTTGGTAATACGATCCTTGTTGGCCATCTAGCAGATCAGCATCAAGAGTAGACCCGGCGCCATCGTTACCAGCGTGCCAGATACCATGTTCGTTAATATAAACGTTACCCGATATAGTGAATGTTGGGTTGCTAGCTGTCATGCGGAATATGTAGCCGCCCAAGGTGGTGTTTAGAAACCCCTGGCCATCACCATCACCATATAGGTAAACTCGTCTAGTGTTTCCAGTATCGAATAGAGAAAGTGATGCTGAAGTCGAAGCTCTAGCGTATACAGGCGCGCCAGTTAAGTTGGCCCAACCGTTGTAATATGACCCGTGTTGACCGTCAAGTAGATCGGCATCTAGAGCAGATCCTGATCCATCGACAGTTATGAGTTTAGCGAGGACATCTGCTGCGGTGTACGAGGACGTGAAAACAAAATCAGTTGAGTTATAGCCGTCGAGCAGATCGGCGTTCAGCCCAGATCCTGGGCCGTCAACGGTAAGTAACGATGCGAGAATTTCAGCAGGAGTGTTGCCCGCTGCTTCTAGAGCAGCGGCCAGTCCATCGACTTGTTCGATGCTGATGAGTTGGTATGCATTAGCCAAGGAGTGTCCTTTAGGCTTGGATTGTTCTGTAGGTGCTGACCGTCAGTGGGACTGCGTTGGCCGTTGGGTTTACCGTGACAACCACATTTCCACCGGATACAGATGCATCCAGGAGACCCAGCGAATAGTTAGACCAAACCTCGCCGTAGGTGGTCATAGAAACGTTAGACCCCTGGTTGACCACAACCAACTCTAGGGCATGATAAAGCGTTCCAGCATCGTTGCGGATGGTCACAAAGTATTTGGCAAAGTGATAGCCGGTGGCGCTGTAAGCATCCACGTTCGTAACCGCTGCAGCCGAAACCGCAATAGCGTTTGTATTGAACTCGAAGTTGTTGTTACCGATGTACAGCGTGTCGGTGATTGTAAGGTTACCAGTGACGACTGAGTTACCAATCGCCTCAATGCCCTCTTCAATCTTTAGTCTATTCACTGCCATCTTACTTCACCATGTGGAGGATTGTCTTGGTTGAAGTATTTATGGCGGTTTGCTGGTAGTTCAAGGTGATATGGGTTGTATTTGAGCTTGCCGAAATAATGCCGTTGTTGGCATTCGTAGGCACAGAAACCACACCATAGACCGCCATCTGTGGCGTTCCGCTATTGTGAGCCAAGATGCCTTCGTACACCTGGGTATTAGATCCCTTCTTGCTTTGTACCAAGATTCTAGCCGAGCTAAAATCTGTCTTGAGGAAAGCATAGATTTGCTGAGGTGACGTAGTGTTGGAGCCCAGATCAGAGTTGGCCGATACTTCGATCACATAGTCAGTCTTAACAGCGATGTTGTTAGCGAACGAAGCATTAGCAGCAACAGACAGGAATGAACTCAAGACAGTGTTGCTTGTGACAGTTAGGACGTTGGCGATGTTTGCAGCGCCACGAACATTCAGCGTATTGACGTTTGACAAACCGGACGTGACAGTGAAAACGTTGGCAACAGACAAGTTGTTTGTGACGGAAACAACCGAGGTGACTGTCAGTGTGTTTGAAGTCGAAACGTTGCCCCCGCGCAGAGCGGAACCGGCAACAAGAGTCGTTCCGCCGAAGATGCCGACTACGAATCCGTTACCAGTGTTGTTGCCATCGTACGAGTTTGTGTTCGATACGGTCAGAACTGTGTTTTGAAGGTGATCAACAACCTGGTTGTATTTGGTAACGAATAGCTGGAAGGTATCCGCGTTTACGTTGACAACACTTAGGATGTTGGTATCGACTGCTCTATAGGACATCCGTTAGCTTTCCTTTTGCCCTTTCAGAGCATTGACTTCTCTAGTGAGATCTTCCACCGCACGTTCGAGCTTCTCGATACGTTTCGTAGTATCTCTTTTGTGTTTCATCTCGAGATACTCTTTACGATTCTGGTTAGAAACAATTCGAGTATCTTCGTCTACCTTGATATTCATTAGGCAGACACACCGACCATTCGAATATCTTCGACAGTAGGTACGATGTATTTATTGTCAGAAAGGAGGACGACTTTGATCGCGAACGTATCGAAACCATCAATCTCGGCTTGGTTCGTTTGGGTGTAATACCTAGCCACATTGTCATTGAGGATATTGTTGAAGCCGGTGCCCACGTAGGACAGGAGATCCATCTTCAAGCCAGCACCAACGACCGATTCCTGAACCGAGTTGTTAACCACTGGAGATCCGAGGGTAAGTCGCGTGGTGTTTGCTACAGCAATAACCGGAGCAACCTGATGGTTCGTTACATTCAGTGGGCTCCAGATGCGAACCAGCTCGCCGATCAGAGCCGATGTAAAGTTAGTTCCGGAACCGTCGACGTTTGCTGAGTTGTTTGCTGTTGTCACAACGCCCGCCAGGGTCGACGCGACCTCAGGATATTGTGGCAGCGTATAGCCGATTGTGGTCAGGCTGAACTTGTCATACGGGTTGGTGAACACCTCAGGTGTCGTCTTGGTCAGTTTGGTCCAGAGCTTGTCATCGAATGGCTCATCATCGATCGAGTTATGCAGCTTAGCATAGACCTCAATGTCAGTTCCGGCAGGGCGTTGCCCGCGGACATAAACCATTAGGTCTTCAGATGCAGAGTCCTGATCAAATCCAATGCGCTTGCCGATATATTTGGAAATAGCATTGCCGTTGTTAGTATGCTCATTCGTGGCGTCGTTGTTGATATCGTTTTCATATGTCATGACGGTCGCGCGCTGCGATTCAATCACAGGCGTTTCGAAGAGGAAGTCATTGTCTTTATTAACTTCGAAGACAACATTGAATCGGCTAGACACGCCCGAGTTGGCGCCCTTCTCATTAGAAGTCGAACCCAAGACTGCAGGATAATCTGATAGCTTGTTGAAAGCTTTTAGGGTCGTTGGTCGATATAGCCCAGCGCTGACTCCCAGAGTTGCTCCGTTCGAATATGCGTGATCTACGGTGATGGTTCCATCGACTGAGTTGATTTCTTGAAACTGTGGCCAAATTTCCGTGATGGACTTATCATCGACCGAAACGATGTTAGCGTATGCGCCGGACACGTGACCCCTAAGGGTCAGTCCGACCTGGTTGTTCGCTACCGTGATAACAGCGTTGGCACCTGGGTTTCCAGACTTCAGGGTAGGATCTGACACAGACACTTCGATCCGGACGTTCGCAACGGGAGGGACGAAATCCTCACCGGTTGTGATAACTGTCAAATAGGAAATAGCGCCAGATCCATTGGTCGTGATCGTGTACGTGGCATCATCACCGTCTGGATTGACAACACGCACGATGTTTGTGTTCGAATATCCAGCACCCGTGTTGGATACTGTAACACCACCAAGGCCGCCCGTGACGAATCGAGCAGTGCTGTTCGCCGAAGACTTGAAGAGAACGATCTCATTGGTCTTGTTGAAGTATGGACGAGATTCAAAAACTTCGGCCACGACCCCGGTTCTGTAGGAACCAGAGAAGCCGTTAGTCGTAATCACAGACTTCTCTTTAAGGAAGAGGACGGTGTTGTTGACGATGTTATTGACAACAGCGATCGCATACGTATTCGCAGCCTGAGAATCAGACAGAATGATGAAGCTGTTTGCTGCAAGAGTCGTGGAAAACGTCGTATTGTTTCCGAGGATTCTTGTTGAGTTTGCGTTGATAGTCAGGGTTCCTGGCAGATCAGCTTTGACAGGAATGGTAAGACCGGAATCCGAAGGGTCCTGGAAAACACGCTCGCGGGTGAGGAAGGTATCATGCAGATCGTTGATGGTAAGAAACTCGTAGTTCTCGGCCACGAATCCAACGTTTGCAGTCGTGTTAGCAGAGAACTGGGCAACAGAAACACCGAAGCGCAGATCGCGATCTGAGATAGCCCTGAAGGTATTGTCTGACGATCCTTCAAAGAGATACCCATCGTATCGACCGTTTGGTCCGCTAGTTGGAGAGTTGGTGTTGATCAACGCGTGACCTTGCACCGCCTGCCATAGTTCATAATCTTCATCCATGACCTGAATGTAGATTCCGTAGTACGCGTTTGTTGGCAGAGTTAGTGGTGCAGCGAAAGTAAATGTGGTAGGAGTGTCTGCGTTTTCAGTTAGAACGATGTCGTCCCAGGTCATTCTAGCAAAAGGAGCACTAGCTATGTTTTCCAGGATAGGTGCATCTCTGGTAGCTGGGCAGATCTTAACTACAATGCTGGGATTGGTTAGACCCGATTTGTTCGCAGTACGGTTTGGCTTACTCTTGACATACAGGTCGACACTAGTTAGGAGAACCTGACTAGAGCCGTTTACTGCATTCGAGTTGACGAAAAACGTCTGAACTAGGTTATATGCCAAGAATAAGTTCCTTCAAGATTAGTAGCCGTCGATGCCGAGGGATTGTTCAAAGTTAGTTGCTGTACCTCGGCCGATCACACCACGATTTTCCAGGAAGCTGAAAAGATCGCTCCGTTCGTTTGGCACAAGTCCATAATCAATGAACCCGGCGCCACCGCCGCCGCCACCGTAAGGTGGGTCGTATGGTGGATCCAGAGGCGTGTCAACGATAGGGCCGGTTGGTCCGGTTGGATCAGTATCGACAACGATTACTGGAGCAGGTTTCGTAATCCTTGGTGGCTCTGGGCAAATGATAGGATCATCTGGTACAACGACCGGTGGGGTGAGGATGAGAGGTGTTTCAACACAACCCTCTTCGCTTGCAGTCCTAGTAACCTGCATGTATATATCCCTCGTCAATGGATGACGAACGGTGATGTTGACTATCGTGCCAGGGACCAGTCCACATACGTGCGCAACGTCGCCTTCCGTCTCCAGAGTAATAGGAGGGCGTGGAGGCGGTTGTGGCGGACCTGGGTCTGGCTTAACAACCGGATCAACAGGCATTGGTGGAAGTGGCGGCTCTGGCAGAACAACTGGACCCTGAGTGGCGATGTCTTGATCGATCAAGACAAAGTCGGCGGATCGTGGCAGTGTGACGATTTGCGTTCCGGTTTCTTCGACGTACGAAACAACTAGGCGGCGCTTCAATGGGCTCAGGCGACCTTCGAAAATAGACGCATTGAACTGGGGGTTTGTCGTGTCAGCAAGGCGAAGCCCTTCGAAGTTATCGACGGCGAAGCCAAACTTGAAGCGAGCGATATCGGCATCGAGCGATGACGGAATAACCAGATTGTTGAGATCTTGCTCGACGAGGGTGAGGCTAACCGCTTGCTCGACATTGTTCAGACGGCGATCCATGCTGGCAATGTCAGCCATGGAGTAACGCTTATTCTGCGAGTTGGTCAAGCTGTATTTGCTCGAAGAGCGGATTTGATACAGCCCCGTCCGCGCTGTAAGAAGACGCTCAGATCCCATGCGAGTGGTATACTGTAACGAAACGTTTTCGTTCAGAGTCTTCGGAACCGATGGGTATGGAGGAATGTTGAGAATGTCAAGGGTGATAGAGTCAACAGGTTGTGCAACCGGAGTGTAACCAGCACCAGAGTAACCAGCCAGAACACGAATGTCACCATTCGAAGTCATCACGATTCTGTCAGCGCGGCCGCGGTATGACTCGATAGAGAACGTGAGATCGCCCTGCGGCGCAGGAACATTCTTGTCCAGAGTTTCGTCGATTACCCTAGTTTCGGCTGGGTTGACTGTTGCGGTGGCGACAACCGCCAGCACGTTTGCAGTGGATTCAACAGTAGGTCTGAAATCGATGCAGTCTCTAAGGTCGCGGTATTCACCTTTGATGGAGTAGAACTGCGGAACTTCAGCGGTGTGGACGGTCGTATTAGATACGGCTACTTCAACGGTGTCATCGATGTTATAGGAATCGATGGTAAACGGCCGGTCGGCTGGGTTTTGGAATACGTCGAACTCAACAAGCAGCAGATCATTAGCCAGAATGTCGTACTTTGCACCAGGCTTGATTACCAGATACGATAGGTCCAGGTAATTTTCGTTTTGGTTGTTGTCGATATAGAAGGCGTCTGTGATGTTCTCATCTGCAGTCGTGACGGTTCCAGTGGAGCGGTACACACCACGCAGGCGGAATGCATCCGGAATACCAAGACACCACGGTCCGCGAACGGTCTCAGAGTGGGTGTTGGCCTGGATCTTGACATAGGCCTTGCGCTTGGTGGTCTTGGCCGCTGCCGCAGATGATTGGTTCTTCACTACGTCAAACGTGATGTGAGCGTTCCACGCAGCGGTGTTGGTAACAAAGCCAGACGAAACAGTCAGTTGCGTGTTACCAGACACGGAAGCCGAACCAGATGGTAGATCGGCCAAGGACACTGGAACTTCAGCAGGAAGCTCAATCTGTGCAATGTTGGCAGAGAATGAGCTTGCCCACGTGCTGGCGATGGACAGGTGCGTGTTGTTTGTGACGGCCGAAACACGGCGCGTTTGACCGTTAACACGCAAATATGCGCCAGAATATAGTTCGGTTACGAAAGCCGTTCCAGAACCGACCGCAGTGTTTGCCGCAGAGGTTCCGGTGATCGTTCCGGTGATATTTGTGTTAGAGCGAACACTAGTGGTTGGCGTGATGATGATATCACGCAGTTCGTTGTCGGTCAGGGTACCAACGTATGGGAAATACGCATTAGGACCGGCAGAGACAACCATAGTCGCAGAAGAGGACAATCCGTTTGCAGCAGCGTTGATGGTGGATTTTCTGCTACGGAACGAAATATTAGCAGAAGACAGCGTCTTCGATGCGTTGAAGCGAGTAGGGAAAACCAGATAGTTGTTGGCGGTTTCTCGCAGGACAGCAGTGCCGAACACATCGGCCACGGCCTTGTTGTTCGTTCCGTTATAGAAGATCGAACGGACTGCGGAGAAGTTTTTGCCGGCATTCATGACCACATCGAATAGGTAGATCCGGAAACGGGCCTCAGGGGTTCCTAGAACCCCATCGATGGCGGTAACCGCTCGAATGCGGGCTTCACCAATCTTAGTTCCTGCCAGAGCTGGGACAGAGCCGACTGCTGCAGAATAATGATTGGCTTCAGTATCATAGAGGTCGATCTTAACCAGCTTAGACGCCGGGAAGGTTCCGGCCATTTCGACCACATCAATGTAGTTACCCAGATTGATGTCGATGTTGACGTTGCTGGAAACAACAGTGGAAGTGCCCTTGTCGACATCAACTACGTAGTTGTTGGATGTTTGAACACGGCGGCCACCAATATAGGCGACGCCTGGATCGACTGCCACAGTAAACGTTGTGGCATCGAGTAGGGAGTTTGCTTGCGAAACAGAGTTGACCAAGAACTGATCAAGGACGAAGTTGCCCGTTTGTTCAAATGTACGTTGTGCGATATTGCTTTCGATAGCATTATACTTCGTATCGCGAATTTGTTTGAATGGGTTGCCTTTCGCGAACTCGACGATACTGAAGAACTCGGTGTTGGCAGCTAGGTCCGCAGTGCTGATAACCGTCAGCGTAGGTGTGAGCTGGAGGCGATCAGCGCCAGGAGCCACAGCATTTCCGGTGTTCGCGTTGTCGAGCAGGGTGTAATCAGTGTTCGAGTTAACGATTGCTTCAGCAGTATCAAACCCGATGACTTTGTTGGTTGGGTAACCGTCCACAACAGTGCGGTACTTTTCGACAATGACAATCTGTGGTTCTACTCTGGCAAAATAGCCCTTCTGGTAGATGACACCTTCTGTGATCCCGAATGCATAACCAGAACCGATCGAGTTTTGCGTCGCGTTCGCAACCACGACTGTCGCATAATAGTTACGAGCAGAAATTTGAAGCGAATCGACTTGAGTCGTGTTTGCAGTGCTAGATGCGATCGTGATGTACGGGCGAACGGTATAGCCAGATCCAGAATCCGCTATCGGCAGGGTGTTCATGCCGTTCTCGACACGGCCAGAGGTGGTTGTTACAACCGAAGCAGAGGCGTTAGCGCCGATGACTGCTGAAATGTAAACCTCGGCTGCTCCAAAGACTGCTGGAACAGTAGAGTTCGCTTGGAAGCTATTCTGTGTGAGGAACAGACCGTTTGAATATGATGCGCCAGTGAGGGAGTTCGTCAGTGGGCGGAGGGTTAGAATAACAGCATTTGCCTGAATGGTGCTGTTTGCCGAAACGATAACGCCCTTTGCCTGGCCAGCGTTAAGATTCTGGGTAACAACAGATCCAGCAATGAAAATATCGGTGATAGGCACGCCATTGGCGAATGCTGTACCACCGGAACTGTTTTGAACAGCTACAGCCGGGCTAACCACAACGATGTCATTGTTCGAGAACCCAGAAACGTTATTGAGTACTTCGATAGCGTTGATACCACGATCAAGGTCAGTGACAACTAGTTGGGCTTCTGGCTCAAACGTTAGTTCACCAGCCGATCCGGATTTGATGTAAGAAACGTATAGCGTATTTAGATCCGGAGTCGTGGCCTCGAATCCAGAAACAGAGTTTACAATCCTAGCGGTCGTTCCGTTCGATTCATCCGTAACAAACAGCCCAACGTAGTCGGCGACATTGATTGCTTCGCCAGAACTGTCAGCATCATTCAACTTGACAAACGGATAGTTGTCATAGAACGTAAATTGGGCACCATCAACGATGGTGCCGCGTTTGAAGATGTTGTCCCCGAAACGCTCGACCTGGGCTTGAAGCAAGGTCTGGAGCTGGTTAAGCTCACGGGCCTGAACAGCCACAGCTGGCTTAAAGAGGATCTTGCCGAAGTTCTTCGTGGCATCGAAGTCATCGTAGTACGGAGACGCCGACAGATCAGTTTGCAGTGGCATAGGTGTTAGAACTCCACGGTGATTTTCTTAGTCTGAGTAGTGCTAGTCTCACGTGAAACAGGCTCATGGTTCTCAACATAAATGACTGAACCAGACTCTGGGACAAGCTCACCGTTGTATTTATTAGCCACAACAATGGATGCAGACGTAGTTGGGTTACGAAGAATAGTTCCGGCCGCCATATCACCAACAACGCCGGTAACATAGATGTGGGACGCATTGGCGTACGAATGGAAGTAACAAGAGTTCACTTCATCAGCGTCAGACAGATACTCGTCAGCAGTAAAGGTAGAGAGCGGGCTAGAGATAGCAATGGAGGAGAGTTGCTTCACAACGCTGAAGTCATTGATGGCGTTGTTGTTGATTTGCATATCAGTGATTACTGCTGTGGAGTATGTCGTTAACCCAATGATGGAATCATTGTTAGCAAAGAATGGAGCTGCGTTTGTTACATACGAATATGTTGGGCCAGATTCAACATGAATAGCCGATGTGTTAGAATAGGAAATGTGCAAGACAGCGGAGTTATCCGTAAATGGGCAGCTTTCCTGCATTACTAGGTGCGTTGCATTGGATGATACGATTGTGGACACAAACCATTCAGACCCGTTAGCCGCACAGACAAAAGCCCGGTCGTGAGGGAAGACATGCGCATCCATAGACAAAAGGGTCGTATTAGTCGACACAATGAACGTGTTTCCAGAGGTAACAGACACGGATCCGGCTTGACGGACTGGGTCAAAGACGATGATGGTTTCGCCCTCGACAAACCCACCATCGCGACCGGCAGTAGCGTTGTTAGAGTATTTGACAGTCGTTAGTTCAACATTTGAGAACATCGGATTTTTGATAATACCAACTTGAGCAAACTGCTGACCAGTTGGAATAACGCCGTTTTCACTACCTGTGATTGTGGTGTTGATCGTGACCCAATGTGCTCCAAGCTCAGTGGTTTGATTAGACCCGTGGCCTCCTCTGGGCGGGATGAGTGGGACCAACACAGCGGTGTTGGATTCAACGGCTACGTTGGATTGTTCGATAACAGCCGAGGCTGTGAAATATCCGGCACCTCGATCAAGCATCTCAACTTGGACGACGCTATTGCCGGTACCCAAAATAGCACGACCGACAGCATTAGTTGTGGCTCTGCCTAGGACGGTGACCTTAGGTGAGATTTCGAAGGTGGATGTGGTATCTGGTAGAATCGTAAATGAGTCGTCTAGGATGACGTAACGAGCAGCACCATTGTTGATGTAGTCGATAACGGTACGGAACTGACCCATACCACGACCGGCTGTGATCTTCATGATGCACCCGGTATAGAACCCGTTCGCAGCAGATGGAGATACGTTGTTAGCTGTTCTCACACCAAAGTATGTCGTGTTACCAAGGTATCCGATGTCAGATCCGAGCGCAAACTCGCCGGCGAAGAAGTTGTTGTAGCCTGACCCGGCCGTTTCAACTTGGATAACATCAATCGCACCACCGACAGCAAAGTCTCTTACCTCAGTGTTCGCAATCAGCGGGACATAGGAGTTCGATGCAAACTTGGTGAAATCGTCAGCGCCAACTGTGTACATATATTTCCACTGATAACCATCAGCGGTTTCATAAAATCCGTCGTACGTCTCAGTATCAGCAGTCTCTACTAGCGAGAATGCAGCAAAGGAAGGAGCTACAGTCGATACAGCGCCGTTGTTATTGTATAGGCATTTGAAGACATTGTAGTTGTCGCCTTCCAGCACGCCGGCATAGAAATTTTCAGATTGCAGGTCTACTGTTCTATGATCGTATTGAGTATAGACGACACCAGTTACCCAGTCGATTCTAGGAATAGATATGCAAACATCAGTCTCAGCGATACGCTTGGCGAAAATCATGTGGTTGTATGTGTCGATATCTGTCACCTGCGCAGAAATCGCCACATCGGGCACGGCTCCGTTTGTCCAAGGAATATGGCGGCCGAAGAACATGTAGTAGAACGCTTTATCCGTCTCAGAGAAACTCTCTAGGAATTGCTCTGCCTGATTTACTTTGAAGCCATCTGTCAATTTAATGAGGGACATTATACCACTTCTATAGTAGACTCAGCGACGCTGAGCGGGGAGAGTACGGTTTCGACGGATAGATACGATGAAAACCCTTTGGTTCCAGCAACGTGGAGGACCTGATCAAACATCTGTTTGTATGTATCTTGTTGAATTGTGGTCTGGATCTCGTACGAGAACTCTTGATAGTAATCATTATCTTGGAAATAGGTCCGGCCAGAAGGAAGTCCGCCATTTGTCAAATAGTAACCTGCGCCGACCCCGTGGGTGTCAGTTGACACAGACGCCAACCCAGATTTGGATGGATCATCCAAAGAGAAGAATGTCAGGGTTTCGCCATCTTCATAACCGTAACCAGAGGTTTCCAAAAGTATACGTTCGACTCTTCCTGCGGCCGCGAAGACCTCTGCACGGATATCCGCATTGAGACCCACGTAGTTGATGAAATCATCATCGTAGTTATTGGCTTTCAAAATCTTAGCCGTGGCACCAGACTGCTCACCGATGATCATGTAGTTGGCCGGATCATGCTCGTAGAAACGCTGATCAACACTAAGTCGATCCACTCGTACGGACACGTCAGGGACAGATGAAATTACCAGGCCTACGATAGGATCCGGACTTAGATAGACAGCTCCAGTTTCCGTGTTAGCAGTACCCGTGACCAATTTTTCACCATCGATGAAACCACCGATTTGTGTACCAACAAGCAGTTCGTATTTTCTGAGACGGCGATCGTACGGCAGCTGTTCTCTAATCAGGACAAATGGCTCTCTCGTATACCCGGATCCAGAGAAAAGGGAAACGATTGCTGAGTTGGAAATGGTTCCGTACATGCGTGTTTCGAACCGCAGGCCAGTGATCATCAACGAAGCAGAGTTAGCGGACACATTTTTAGTGAGGCCGTATGCGTTCGCGTTGATCGCCACGTTAGCGTATGGTAGGATATAATCGAGACCCACATTAGCGCTGCGTTGGTTAGTAAATCTTGTGTTAGAGGCAAAACTGAATGACATCGCGTTAGATGTCGTTGCACTAACCTGGATGACTCCTTCAAGCGAAGAACCTACAACGACGATATCGGAGTTTGCTGCAAAGGTTCCTGGCCCAGTGATATCGTAAATGCCGACTAGGGCGGCGTACGTGCCGACATTAATGGATCCAGTCGAGGTGTTCGCTGCCACACCAGATGCAAAGTACCTGTTTACGTCTGTGACCTCAACGGTGATTGCGCTACCAAGGCGATTGATATCACTGATGACTCCCCAGGTCTCTCCCTGGCTTAGAACTTGGCCAAGCTGGACGATCCCGCTTAGAACAGTTCCGCTAATAGTGTGGGTGCGGCTGAACCCGACTACTGTTGCATTCGATGCAACCGAACCGTTTGCATAAAGCTGTTGGACTGTAGACAGTGGTGTAAACACGCCGTTCGACAGTCCGCGGACCAGAAGACTCTTGTCAGAAATGATGATTTCCGATGTAGAGTTATAGCCATAGCCGCCGCTGACAAGCTCGATGTTCGCAGCACCGATAATATCACCAACCTGTCTGACGATTCCGGTAGCAAACTGCCCGTTATCGGAAATAGTTCCAACCCGCTCGCCAAGGAAAAACCCGGCGCCGCCTACTACGACTTCAAATGAAGAAGCGGACCCAACTACTTTAGGGCAGTCGCTGTAAAGAACATCCGTCCTGATAGACTCGCCATCGATGAACACCCCATTGAGGTCGGATAGGTAAAAGACTTCAACATATTTACCTTTGACACGAACTCGGTTGTACGATTCAACGAACGCAATAGCAGAAGAATCGACGCCAGTTATCAGCTTACCCACAAAGTCTTTGCTTCTGGGTGATGGTGAGATCTCAATATATGTGGGAATAACCCATCGCCCGTCCGAGAGCTTGAACATATCGTCGGCAGGATAGTAGATATGAGCGGATACGCCGTAGATCAGTTTGAAGAACAACTCGACGGACCGCGAAGAACCCTTTGACCTATGAAAGTCAAGTGCGTTCTTGATAAACAGCCGCTTAGAAGATGAAGTGGTGAACTGAATATTCGGCAGGTACTTCAGTTTGAAGTACGTCACAAACTGCTCAAGAGTTGTGTCAATATCTCTGTAGGATGGAAGGCGGCGAGCGTGATACAGCGGCTGACCAGTGGATTCCATCCACTCGTAGTAAGCCTTCACAAACTGTACGAGTACAGGTCCTTCTTCCCTGAAGATCGATGGGAACTGGCCTTCAATGTACTGGGAAATTGCCGTTTCTGTTGGCTTCATTATTCTCTAATCTGTTCTACGCTGACAGCAATGTCTTCTTCATTGATAGTCAGGATGACATTCTTGGTAGAGGTGATGTCTTTGAGGGTTGTCTTCGCATACATTTTGAGAGACGTTGAGTCAAGCATTTGTGCGATGAGAAGACTTGAAATTTGCAGACGACCAGTTGCATAATCAATGGTGCCGATGTTCTTGAGTTTGACATACTTGCCCTGCTCGTTTATGGAGACGAGACGCAGGTTGCTC